ACCCAGCGCTGATTCAAAAGGTCCGGTCCGCGGATCGCCCGCGAAATACCGTTGAACCCCATATTCGCGAGCCGCATCGCTTCGAGGTTCTGCTGAATTTGAAAGCCGTCTCGAAATACTGCGGCATTTTCTTGGCTATTCGGGCCGTAAAAAGCTACCTGAATCTCGAGCTTTTCCATACGCGCGAGGACGTTATTCCCGTCTTTATCGAGATCGACGTAAGCGTTCGCGTCCGGGTCTACGCCGACGATGGCGAAGGCGATCCAGTCCGTATTAACTGCGGGCTGTTTAGGCGGTGATTCTTGAAATTTAGGGCGAACCAGCGCCCCAGCGTACCCGGTTATTCCTACGATTACGCTCTGAATAAACTGCTCTAGAGTGAGTCCACCCGGTATTGGCTGACTCGATATAGGCTGTAAATATCCGCCGGTCGCTGAAGTATTACTCATCCCGCAGGCTTCTCCCATACGCAGAGGCCAGCGTTCCAGCCCGCGCCGTAATTAAGCCACGGCTCGACGTTAATAATCTGAAATCTTTTCCCCTGAAATTCGATCAGGTCTGGATACTGAGAGTCTCCGTCGGCCAGAATCTCGGCCTTAATCCAGAACTTACGGACGTCGGACATACGGAGCGCGTCCGGTAATCTCTGAATATCTTTCGCCGGAGCTGGCTGTACGGAGCCTACGGTCTCCTGACTCGTTTCGGTAAGCTGATTCTCCCCGCGCGCGTTTACCGCGGTAGTGCGGTGAATAAGGGTAAGGTTATTGATAAAGTCCGGATCCAAAAGTAGATCGGAAACATCGATAAGAGCCATCAGGCCTCCCGCGACGGAGGAGCCGTCTCTCTGGTAGACCCGTCGGTTACGACGTAGGTAATCGCGTTTCGCGTCTGGCCGGTTACGAGGAGAGCTTTCGTCCCTTTAAACCCGCGCGCGCGCCGCGCTTCCAGCGTAGACTCTGCAGGCGGGTCGATCCCGATCTGATCGTTTATTGTACGCTTTACGGAGTTCGAGCCGATAATACCGACCCGCTCGTAATACTGATTCAGGGCGCGGCTACCCTTTTTAAATCCGTTCTGAACGGCCTTCTTAAGCTCCTCGACGATCTCGTCCTGGGCGTTAAAAATACCGATATTCATTACCGGGCGCGGCGGGATATTATTCGCCGGGCTTCCGAAATTATTGATATAGAGTATCGCGGCGTTTCCGATAGGCTGATTACCGTCTTCGGGGTTACGTGCGTTATCCTCTTCTGGAATACCGATAAGCGTCTTTCTAACCCGGACCGCTTCGATCAGGTTATTAAAAGCGCCGGTAAAATCTTCGACTTTAACGAAGGTTTTACTCATAACTGAATACACCCAGCGCCGAAGATTTGAGTCAGTCTATAAAATTGCTTTCCGTAGTTCGTGAGGTTCCACCAACCCGCATTTTTTTCGGTCGTGGAGTTCGGGTCGTAATTAACCGATACAGAGCCTACGGTCTTCGAGCTGGCGATCCCACCACCCTGACCAGGGAGACCACCTACGGCGGCGGCCTGTACGTTCTGTCGCGCGAGTACGAGTTCGTGAGCGACGTAAAGCATTACGCCGTTCTCGTACATATCGTCCCAAACGCATTTAACGACCATTTTTTCGGCAACACTAGCCCAGAAATCGAGCTGAGAATTTGGATAAGCCGTAAGGTCTGCAAACTCGGGGAAGTTCGCCCTGAATGTCGCGTTTACCATACGGCCTCCTTCTTATTGAGCAGGCCCTTCCGTTTTGGCGGCGGCCTTATTTGCTGCGCGGGTAGCTGCTGCTTTTTTAGCTGCTTCCTGACGCTTATTTTTTTTAGCTTCGTCGCTTTCCGGAGCGGGCTGCTGCGGAACTTGCGGCGGTTGCTGACCCCCGACCTGGGTCGGCGCCTGATCCTGCGGACCGTTATTCATCAGGTCCTGATAGGAAGGTCCTGCTGGAGCGGCTGGGGTTTGTGCTGCCGGCGCTTGAGGGGCCGCGGGCTGCTGCGGAACTTGCGGCGGTTTAAGGTCTGCCGGTGGAGGAGGGGGAGGGGCGCTTTGATTGCCTTTAATTCCTTCAACGACGACAATAACTCCGTTCGTGATTCCTGCGAGTACGTACCAGTGAGCGAGGAGTGAATCCTCCACTGTGTGGACGCCTTTATCGTACTGAACCCCGTCGATTTGACGGGGCATCTTGAACTGTAATTTTGCCATGACTACTCCTAGTTGATTGAGGCGCCGCGGTTAGATACCGTCGGCGTATCTCACGGTTTCAGGGTACACGAACTCGACCTCGCCGAAGGCCCACAGGTACGGCGCGGTGAAGCGGATACCTTGGTAGTACGGCGTCTCGCGGCGGATCGGAACCATCGGGAAGCGTACGCGACTCTCGTCGTTAGTATACGCGACCATACGGTTCGAGCTGCTATCGCCACGGCCGGTCAGCCATTTAACTGGCTGGATATCCAGCTCGCGACCGTTAATGGTCAGGGCGATCGAGTTCTTTTTAACGAACTCGAGGATCGACATATTACCAGCGGAACTGATCAGAGTCGAAGCCAGGTACGAGAACTGGGTCGGAGGGAGGAGCAGCTTATCCGGGCAGATAGCCAACGCCGAAGACGACCAAGTCGCATTCAGGAGCGTATTGATATCCGCGAGGATTTCAACCGGGGTTTTCGAGGCCCAGGTAGTGCCGCCACCGATTCCGGCCGCCACGTTAGAGGCGGTTACCAGCGGGGAGTTACACAGACCGGTTGCGCCCACATCGGAAGAACCGATGTAAACCATCTGGTCGGTGTTCATTTGATAGAGGATATTCAGGGCGTCGATCTTCTGAGCGTCGATCGGCTGACCCAGGAGGTTCGAGCGTTCCAGCTCCGGAGAAGTGTACGACACTTCGCGGGCCAGTAAGCGCAGCGGAAGAACCACGCGCTCGCCGTTAATCGACACGCCAGGGATAGCGGTCGTCTCCGCAGAGATCCACGGCATCTGCCCGCCGTTACTTCCGGACGAATTCGCCAGGGAGCCCGCAGCGGCGAAAGCCGAACGGATGAACGAGGTAGACTCGTTCGCCATCGTGATACCGCTTCTCAGCTTGATATCGCGACCCCAGCTTACCGAAACCAGCGGTTCATAAAGCCGCTTATCCAGGTTGTCCAGTTGGTTTACGTAATACGAGAGGGCCGAGTCTCTCGTTCTGAATTTTCGGCCTGCTTGCCAATTTTGTCTCATCGCATTACTCCTTAGCGGGCGATCCGCAGTTCGGCGTTGTTATCACTGTCTTTACCGTCAGACGCCCAGGTAGCCTGAGTCGCGGTAAGGGCAACGCTTTTAGTTGTGTCAGAAACGGCCTCGAAGTCACCTACCAGCTTGCCGGTATCGGCCTCGACGCGCACGTAAACAGTTCCGCCACGGGCCGGAGTACCCTGTTTACATTTCACCGATACATAACCGCGGACGGCCATGCCATTGATTTGGTTCGGATTCGGTACGGTGTTATCGAATCCCTGGTTCGTATTCCCGCTGATGGCCGGAACCTCGCGCACCAGAACGCCTGCGAAAGCGGTAGCGGCGTCACCGACTCCCATTTGAGAGATACCGCCGGTCGCGTACTTCATCGGAATACCGAACGCCTGAGCGAAGGTTCCCGATACCGCGATCAGACGGGCCGGTTCGACGTTTGTTTCGTCGGTTCTTGTGATATCACCGGGAACTCCGGCGGGCGAATTATAGAGATATGCTGGACACATTTTCGGACTCCTTTTTTATTTCTTTTGTTTATAGAACTCTTCGTTCTTTTTGTTCATGGCTTCCGCAGTCATAACTCCGTCGCCCTGATCCATTACGGAATTATAATCGCTCGTTTTCGTACGAGAGAGCGAGCCGTTTCTCTCGATCTTTAACATCTGAGGAACCGCAGTAAATAGGATATCTACTTGCGCCTTAGAGTCAAAGGTAGGTTTTCCGCCGGTAAGGGCGTCGATGTGTTTTTTACCATCTGCCGTTTTATAGGCAGCTTTCAGAGCTGCAGCCTTGAAGTCCTTAGTAGGACGCAGACCCGGGGCGAGGATTTCGAGGCGAGATTTCTCGTCGCCGGTCAACTTCGGACCTTCTTCCTCTTCTTCGTCAGCGTCGGCGGTCTCCTCTTCCATCTCCTCGTCTTCAACGAGCTCTTCTTCCTGATGCTCTTCGTCTTCGACAGGGACTTCTTCCTCTTTAGACTCGCGCTCGACGAGTTTATTTACGACAGCCTCCAGAGCCTTCAGGCGGTCCTCAAGAGAGGGGGCGACCTCTTCGTCCTGACCTTCGCCTTCTTTTTTCTTCGGAGGCGGGTCGTCCTGCTTATCTTCATCAGCAACAGGTTGGCCGATTGCTTCGATTTTACCCATAAGGTCTTTACACATAGCGACCAACTCGTCATAGCCGGCAGCATCTCCGGTTTTCTTTTTCTTCGCTGCAGCAGCGGCCTCGGCTTTAGTTTTATCGTCGGCTTCTTTCATAATCTGATCCGACGTTTTGCCGAAAAGCTTTTTAAGAGCGGCTTCGAGTTTTTTGTTCATTGAATTGACTCCTTTTTGGTCGTTGATTTTGTAAGCGGAACCTGCCCGACCCTCTTCAACGAGCGCCAAGTGATTGCCGACGATGTTCTTTTGGATACCAGTTCCCGGTCCTGTCTGCAAGTACTCAGCTTCATAGCCGCAGGATAGCTCGCGCATACCGTTCTCGACAAGTAAAATCGCTGCCTGATCCGTAATCAGTAGGTCCGCGACTAGGTCTTGGTCCTGATCGCCCTCCCCGCGCCGTACGTTTTGCATGATTCCCTTGGTTAAATCCTTCCAGTTCGACGAATCAACGAAGTCCTGGGGATGACGAATCGTAAAAGATTTTCCCTCGAAAGAGGCGATCGTCTCGGGTCGGAAAAGTTCTTTTTCTGATCGAGATACCCGGATTATCCCGTCGTTGCCCGGCTCGAGCGGGACTTCGCCGCGACCGTACTCCATCTCACCCGTGCGTCCGATTGAAACGCCAAGCGCCAGAAGATATCCCTCTGGCGTCCTGTGCAAGTTCTCGGATATACGGGTAGCGAAGTACTTCATTTTATAAAGCGTCGATCTGAGCCTGGAGATTTGCTAAGGCTTCCAGAATTGTATCCGAGGCGGCTATAGGCGTATTAGATCCAGCAGCTAATCCCGTTAAAGGAGTAGCTAGAACTCCAGCTTCCCCTAGGATCAGCGCTTCCCAGGTATCGTCGCCATCCGTATTTCTGTACAGATATGCGTCGCTACTGGAGGCATCCAGTTGAAAATACAGGGAGTTCTCTGGGGCGACCATATCCGGCACGCCTTCTCCTCCGAAGATACACGGGTTCGTTTGACCCGGAGCCGGTCGAGCAAAATTTACGGCCTGTTCGCCGAATTGATTTAAAAGGTACATAACTAAATTCATAAAAACCCCCTAAGAGTCCTCAGTCTTCCCTAGAATCCTGAAAGGCGCAAGCGGAATCGTTAATCGACGTCCTCGGGCAGGACTACGTCTTGCCAGCATCGGCAGTTAGGGAAGGTTCCGGCGTGGCCGCGCGTACCGTCAGATAATAGAGGAGGGGAGTCGTATTCGACGTACTTTCCATTCATTTTCGCGTGAGAATGACGTTCCGCCCCGTCCATAGTCGTGCGCCAGATATACCCGCGGGAGCCTACGGAAGACGCCCGAGTCTGAACGAACGCCGCGTTCGCGCGGGCCGTCTCGGTTCTCGCGATCAGCTTCGCCCGGTTTACGGCGACTTCGGTAGAGCGCTCCATTTCTTCGGCGAACTCTTTAGTCCCGGCCTGCTGTGCGAATAAATTATTCATTTCGATAGTATTCCGGCGCTCCCGAAGGAATCGTTCCACGAGTTCCGGGTCTACCTGGGCCCGGGTACCGCTTAAGAAGTTCTCGGCGGCGATCCGTTGAGCTCTGAGACCGGCCTCAACTGGGAGAGACTTAATAAGTGCGACTTGCTCGTCCTGTAGCGCCTTTGCGACCGGCGAAAGACCGAAGTGAAGCTTCTGCTCCGCCCGGAGGATTTTCCCAATCGTCTTTGACTGCTTCTGATACGCGCGTACGTTCGAACGGCTAACCGCCTCGAGGAGCTTCTCGGACTGACGCTTCGCCCACGGTTCGAGTTGCTTCGAATAGTCGTCAAGGGCCTTAGTCATCTGCTTTAAATCGCGAATCTGGGCGCCCGAGGTATAGGCGTCTACGATGTGACCGGATTGCTCCGCGACCTTCTTTATCGCGCGGTAAAAGTCGCGCTCGGCGGCGGTACTTGCTTTAAATTTGTTCTTTTTTTGCTCTCTCTTCGCCTTAGCGTCGGCGAACGAGTACCCTTTATAAGTTCGTCCCACCATTTAATCATAGACCTATTCTACCGGGACGGCACTATAAACTTGAGGCAAAAGGCGAAGGTTCTTATCCTGCTTCGCTTCTTCGGCGGTATCGTAATACTTAATATAAGTCTTTTTACTGACCGCCTCGGGATCTTTTACGGGAGGTGCATTATAGACCCGGAAAAATCCGTTTTTCGGTTTTACTTCTTTTTCAGCTTCAGCCATGACAAAACTCCTTTAAATTTAGCATCGAGATTTTTAACGACGTCGTCCTTCGGATCCAAATCCGCCTCGGACCCTTCGCCTTCCGGGAGAATCGCGTTAGGCGGCGGCTCTAGTTCGGCCTGCTCGATCTGTTCGTCCGAGATATTCGAGAAAAGGCCGGTATCGCCCGAAGACTGACGGAGTTCCTTCATCGCAGTAGGGAGGTCGATCGCTCCTTCGGCGAGAGCGCCGAGAACGGTCTCGGTATTGGTCTTCCCGATATTCGCTTTGTCGAGCGCTGACATTTGCCAGAGCGGGGTAAAGGTGAACTCGAGGTCTTCCGGGGCCGCAGTTCCGAAGAACGAGCGCCACATCACATGAAGCAGAGTAGTTACTCCGGGGCGGAGGGTCGCTTCCTGTTTCGCGTTGATACTGTCGTAATAAAGACGGAGATCACTCTCGCCGGTTGCGTTTAGACCGGCTGGGCTCTGACCCAAGAGCCGTACGAGCGGAATCTGAGACGATCCCGAAAGCTGCTGCGCGAATTGAAGAATAACGTCCCCGAGGCCTGCGAACGTATAGTTCGTCGTAGCGAAGGTATCGTTCTTATCCATGACGGTCATACCTTCGTTCGTCTGGAACTCCCGCATAGCCTCGAATTGCTTCTCGAGTGCCTGCTGGGCCTTGCCGCCGGCAGCGATAATCTCGCGGTACCCTTCGACGCCGACGGTACGGTTATTCGCGCGCTCGACGAGGTTGGCGGTACTCATAGTTACGGAGTCGTAGGCGATAAGGCGGTCCCAGAGTCGCTCGAGGACGGACTCGCCCCACATCATCTCGGTAATGGCCTGAAAGAACGGGAGCTTTATCCCGATGTTGCGAATCACTCGGCTATGATGGACCCGAATCTGTCCGGTAGCCGATGGCGCCTCCGGCTGGGAGGACGTCGATGTAGTCACGATGTCGTAGTACTCAGGTAGGCCCATATTCGGGCCTGCTTGGATAATCTTAGCCAGATTAGGATTCAGTTGCCAACGATCAAAAACGACGAGCCCCTGAAATTGACCCTTCGCGATAGTATCGAGGCGGAGCGGAGTCTCGAGGTCCTGGCCTTCGATCTGGATTACCCCGATCGCGCCCCCGTATAATCGGCCCCACTTAATCAGGTCGCAGATCGAGGACCAAATCTGGAGGCGATTCATACCGGCCTGCAGCTCCTTAATGTCCTGCTCCTCTTTATTGGTCGTGATATTAATACCGGCCCGAGTCATATCTTCGGCGACGCAGTCGATCACCTGACCGACGACCCAAGACCCGCGGTAAGCCGCCTCGAGCTGGATTCGGTTCCGCGTCATCAGATTGAAAATATAGAGGCCAGCGGAGAGCGTGTTATTATTATTCAGGCCGAGCCGGGAGACGAAGTTATCGAAGCCGTCGCCGGTCTGGGCTACTACGCCCTTCTCTTTCGCGGACGCATCCGATGTTTTAAAAACTTCGATTTCTTTTACTGGCTCTGACATACTGCTTCTCCTCGTTTAAGCCCATGCTTTTTCATCAGGCGGTAGAGAGTAGCGCGGGATACCCCGAGCGACTTGGCAGCTTCGACGGCCGTAGAGGTTTGTTTTAAGGCCGCGGCGATTGCTTCCTTTTCCATTATATCAAGAGTTTTAAGTTCAGTCATCGGCTAAAGCCTCCCAGCGTTTAAGAACGCTATTTGGTGATAAGATATCTTTGATCGCATCCATCAGCGGGTCAATCTGATCGTCATGCGCGTGCGTATCGTCCGGGGTGAAAGCTTCGCACTCGTCTATAAAGTCGCTTACCCAGGGCGCGTCGAGAGGGATCGCGACCTGACCAAGGTCAAGGTACGGAAGTCCGTCCATTACCCGGGTCAGTTTATCCGTCGATCGAGTGATATTATCCTCGTCGCGCGGAACCGGAATCGGTTTAATACCGAGAGCGGGCTCTCCGGATCGGAGCTGCTGAATCAGGCCGGTACCGCTCGATTTATCCTCCGGCTTGAACATACGAAGAGTCCCGAACTGATCGTAATTATCCATTTGCTTATGCTTTGACCAGAACGCTCGGGCGCGTTTCAGTAACTCTGGAGCCTCCCACTTGCCGCGAATCTGGTCAAGGAGGTAAATCCGACCGTCTTCGCCGTAACCCCAGCACTGGAATACCGAGTAATCGTTATGCTCTTTCGTCTTCTGGGCCGTATCGCCGTAGATCATACGGTAACGTAGCTTCGGAAGTACCGTGTACCTGTGGAACATCGAGCCTTTAATTAAGTTACCGCCGAGCGCCCGCGGGCTCTGCTGATATTGAGAATTAAAAACGTGTTTCGAGATTACCTGGCCCTGCTGGTTTGTTCCTTCGCCCGACTCCATGGCGAGAAGCTCGGCGAGCGGTTCTTTAAACTCCCAGTAAGAGAAGCGTCCCTTTGAATCACGTACGGAGCTGTCGATCTTCGACCAGTACTTCTCGGGGATATTTTCTTTTACGTATTTATCGTCGATCAGCGCTGGTATTTTGACGTGCTTAAATTTTACCTGGAGGCCGCCCTCGAGTACGAACTGAGTCGGGTCTCCTTCGGATACGCGCTGCATGATAAGGATAATCGGAGTCTTCGGTTTCGCCCGACGTGACTTAACCGTCGTAAGAAGCTTCCGGTTCGCGGCGTCGCGCTTAGTTTTTGAGTACGCGTCCTCTGGTTTCATCGGGTCATCGATTAAAATAGCGCCCTGAAATCCCGGGGCCATGTGACCGGCACGAAAGCCCGTTACCTGACCGGCGAGAGACGTCGCATACACGCCCCCGGCGATCTCCCCGTCGATCGTTACGTTCCATCTCTTTTTCGCCTTCGTATCTGCTGAGAGTTTAAGCGGATAGAGCGCCTGATATTCGTCCGACGTTACGATATCTCGGGCCTTAGCTGAGTTTAGAAGCGCCAAGTCGTCCGAGTACGAAAGGTGAAGGAATCGGGCTCGAGGGTTCTTCGCGATACCGCGGGCGATAAAATTTACGACGACCATTTCGGTTTTAGAAGAACCAGGCGGAACGTTGATAGCCAGGTTCTCGGTCTCGCCCGTAAGGACCTTCTCGAGTTCGTCCGCTAACCACTCGTGATGCCAATTAACGAGGAACTTCGCGCCCTCTCGCTGCTTGAAATAGTAGCGGGTAAAGAAAAGGTGGCTTGCGGAGCACTTCGCTTTTGCGGCCGCGAGTTTATATTCGTCCACGGCGCCGCTCCTCGATTGATTTTAACTTATGGCAATCAGTACAAATCGTCTGTAAGTTAGCCGGGTCGATCCCTGCTCCACCCTTATGAATCGGGATAATATGATCGGTCTGGTGGATATCGCCGGTATTCGAACCGAGCCAATAATAAGAGACTTTCTCCTCCGGATCGGTCGCCAGTCTTCCATATCTTCGAACCCAGCTCGATTTCTCTTTCTCGTCGATAATTCGATTTAATTTTTCGTAGCGGGCCCGAATATCTTTCCGCATACTTTCTTCGAAGGACAGACCGCAGGCTTTACACGCCCAGTTTTGTAGATGAATTAAGCGGAATATCTTAGCGGCTGGATTCTGAGGAGCTGCTCGACGTTGAGCGGAACTTACGCAAGAAGGCGAACACCATCTCTGCTGCCGTCCTTTTAATTTCTTATCACACCAAACGCAATGGCCTTTTGGTGCCTTGAGATCAGAAAGAGGCATATAGCGACGGCTTCCGCAATTTTCAAATTGAAGACGAGCCCGTTCGCATGGTTCCGTAAATTCAAGCTTTTCGAGCATCTCGAGTTCGTCCATTTAATCCTTTACGAATAAAACCCAGTGAGTCTTAGCCTGGCGTCCGGTTTTATGTCCGAGTACTGGCTTCTGGTCTGTAAGTTTAAGTATATCGGATAGAACGATCTGAACCTCGTTCCACTTAAAAACAAGGGTACCTCCTGGCTTTAAAACCCGGAAGCACTCAGCGAACCCGCGGCGGAGATCATCTTCCCACTCCTTCGATAGTTTGCCGTATTTTTTAGCCTGCCAGCTATTCGGCCCGGCCCGCTTAATATGAGGCGGATCGAAGATTACGAGGCTAAAGGTCTCGTCTTTAAACTCCATACGCCGGAAGTCGCTTATCAGATCGGGGCGGACGACGAGCTTACGGTCGTCGCAGAGAGTTACCTCTTCGCTACGGATATCAGCAAAGAGGACGCGCGGGTCCTGCTTATCGAAATAGAACATTTTCGACCCGCAGCAGGCGTCTAAGATTTTTTTCATGCTTCCGCCCCGGCGCCGTAGTTATCCTCGGCGTGATCAATATAGCGANNNCATCAATATAGCGATAAAGGGTTTTACGATCGATCCCGAGATGCTTCGCCGTATTCGCCTTATGACGACCGAGCTTCTCATAAACCGACCAGACATAAGCCGAAAGGACCTCGTCGAGCGTGTGCTGACCTTTACTCAAATCTACGAGCTTGGGGTCCGGCTTCCACGGGATTATATAGAGTTGATCGGGCCGGTAAAGTTCCCACGACCCCGGCTGTTTACAGTTCTGTTTTTTATACTGATCGTATACCTGTTCGGGTAGGACGTTATCCGGGGCGCCGAGTTGGTTAAAGTGTATCCATAATTTCACGATATAGCCTCCATGTAAGCGCCTACGAACCCCGCCGCGACTTCGACGTTAATAGCATTGCCGTAGCCCCGCAGGAGTCCCACGCGACCGGGTATCCCATTAGCCAGCGGGAATGTGCCGGGCTCAACTGGCCGCCACTTTCCATCCTTGCAGAAGAGCCAGTCAGCAGCTCGCCAGAAGCCGTTAGTCGGACGGGCTGAGCCTCTTTTATTAGTGCTACTGTCTTCCTGCTCGAGTCCGTATTCCCCGCTTCGTTGTTCCCGTTCCTCGCTGGTGTTCCTGCCATCGGCGTCAGCCAGCCGGTTAGGCCCGCATCCGCCGGTAGAGAGCCCCCAGCTTGATTCGGACCCCCGTGACTCCCGTCGGTAGCCCTCGGAGTATCCCATCCCGATAGAAATACCTCGTCCTCTATCCTTAACTTGTGATTCATCGCGCGATCCGGGTTCCCCGTCGAGTGACCGTTCTCCGTCGAGCGCGGAGTGCTCCAACCCGAGAGCCATGCCGTCCGTCCCAATAAACGGATTATTGGGACGGACCCCTCGCTCGTACCGTCTTTGTGATCTCGCGTCGTCGGTGTCGGCCACCCAGTACAGCCTCTGCCGGATATTCGGGGAGCCGAAGCCCGCAGAGCAAATATCGCCCGGCGCGACGGCGTAACCCTGTCCTTCCAGGTCAGTCGATACAATGTCGAGCCAAGCGAGGCCGTCCTTACTCGCAACCTGTTCTCCAAAGATCGTATTAGGTTTACACTGGCTGATGAGCCACTCGAAGGCGGGCCATAGGTGCCGCTCGTCAGAAGTCCCAGTTCTTTTGCCTGCCGCACTGAAAGGTTGGCATGGGCATGATCCGGTCCATACCGGCCTGTCGTCCGGCCATCTGGCCTGTCGGAGAGCTGCGCTCCATCCTCCGATACCGGCGAAGAAATGGACTTGGGTAAATCCTTCGAGGTCGCTTGGTTTAATATCTTCGATCGATCGCTCATCTACCACCCCCGGGGCTATTAAATTTTGTTTGATAAGTTCCCGTAGCCACTGAGCGGCCCTCGGGTCAATTTCGTTATAAAAGGCGAGTGCTTTCACTTTCTACTCCTCCAAACGCGCATCGATTCAATCCGGGCCTTGTAGTACTTCGTCGAGTCGTACGTCTTCCCGCGGAACAGACGCTTCTCGATCTTCTGGGCCTGTTCGGTTCCAAGCGGTCCGGCCGGTAGATGCTCGGTCTCGCGCCGGTACTGGCACCACAAATCGAGGAGCGCTTCGTACTCTTCGTCTTTAAGGAGATCGAGCTGGTATTCTATGCGAAAGCTCATCTAAACCAGCCCGATATAATTTCGATCATCCCGCGGACGCGACCGTACGGGCTTTCCTCGGGAGGAATATCCCGGATAATCGCATGACCCGAAGTAGACATAAAAACAGGTATTACGCCGTACGCTTCTCGGCTATTCATTTAGCCTCCATGACCCAAGAGAGGCGGCATCGACTGGTTTTTATAAGAGGCTTCGATCTGTGGTATCATCACCTGACCGACGGTCTCTCCGTTCGGTAAAACGATATGCGCGAGGAACTCTTGCTCGAAGGTCGATATCCCGGAAGCAACGCACTCGAGCTTCGATTTAATCGCGAGCAGGATACAGCGCCAGAGGCGGCGATTCTCTTTATCGACCTGCTTCTGGGTCATAGTCTGATTATTTTTTGTTCTACTTACACCGATCTGGGCCCGCGTGATTACAAACTTGATCCGGCGCTGATTCATTTCGAAGGCGATAATCGACTGGTTCATAGTCTCTCCGAACATGAATCCGGTAGCCTTATACTTCGTTAAAGTGTTTCTAATTTCGTCCTGCGATCGACCGATCGGTACTTCCGTATCCTGCGCGTAACCCATGTTTTCCCCTTGGTTGTTGTCTCACTTTCGAGACTCTTTTACCTTAACGGGGATATTTAGCTCGCGGCAAGCAGAAATGATATGTCGATAAATTTTTAACCTCGCGCGTCCATCGAGGCACATAAAGGGATACGGGCGGAGGGTAATCTCGCCCGGGAAGTGCTTAAAAACCGAGATTACGTTTCCCTCCGTTTCGAAGTGGATCAGGAGATCGTCTCCGATACAGAGGGAGGGGAGTTTCATCTGGCGCGGCGCTGGGCCCGATCGCGCTTTCGCATAGCCCGACGCTCGGCTCTATTCTGGCAGAACGGCTCTATCTTTATGTCTTACTCCGGTAATACCGAATCATCTCGGTAATAATTTTCTTGTTAAGCTTAAACTCGTCCGGCTTCCATTCAGTCGTACAATCATTAAGCTCGAAAGACTTTACCTCGTCGAAGGTCATTTTTTTACAACCCCATAGAACATGATCGTCTAAGATCGTAATAAAGAACTTCGTATTAACGACTTGAAGCGGGGTAAATTTAAACCCACCGGCGGAGCTGAGGTCGGCGGAGCGGAGGTCGGCGGAGCTGAGGTTGGCGTAGCTGAGGTCGGCGGAGCTGAGGTTGGCGGAGCGGAGGTTGGCGGAGCGGAGGTCGGCGTAGCGGAGGTCGGCGGAGCTGAGGTTGGCG